CGGATTTAAGTTTAATTTTGGTGATAAGGAAGTAACATACTTTACACCAAAGACCCGTTCCAAGCTCATTCTTCTTCCTTATGTGGTGTCCATAGATAATCATCCTGATGATGTAAAGAAGGGAGATACTTGGTACAGGATGAAGGTCGATGTTCACTATGGAATTGGTCCTGAGAAGATTACAGTTGTATGTCCGAAAACCATTGGTAAGCCCTGTCCCATTTGTGAATACAGAGCAGGTCTTTCCAAGGATACAAGTCTCAGTAAGGAAGAGATGAAGGAAGAGCAGAAGGCTACTAAGTCTAGCACCAGGGTAATTTACAATGTTATAGATGCCGAAAATGAGGACAAGGGTGTTATGTTTTGGGAAATGGCCTACAACAATTTTGAAAAGCTTCTTGTTAAGGAAATGCTTGATGGTGATGAGGAGAATATGTCCTTCTTTGAGTTGGATGGTGGAAAAATTCTCAAGTGCCGGTTCTCCCAGGAGTCTTTCTCAACAGGAGAAGGGACTTCTTCCAAGTATTTTGAGATTGAACGTATTGATTTTGAGGAAAGGGATGATTTGGAAGAGGATTTGCTTGAGGAGGTATTTCAGCTAGACACCCTTCCCATTATCCTTTCCTATGAAGAAATTTTGAAGATTTTTAATGGGGAACCTGTTGAAGAGGATTCCCGTTCTCGCCGTTCTTCCCGGGATGAGGAGGATGAGGAAGAAGAGTCCAAGTCAAGTAGACGTTCCAGAAGAGACCCGGATGAAGAGGATGAAGAGGATGAAGAGCCTCCGAAGAAGTCCACAAAGAAAAAGGTAGCTGATGATGAATGTCCGTATGGTTATGAGTTTGGAACAGACTGTAACCAGGAAAAGGAATGTGAGAAGTGTGATAACTGGGAAGCCTGTTGTGATTTGTTAGAAGAGATTGAGAAGAAGGAAAAGGAAGACAAGGAAGAAAAGAAAGGATCTGGTAAAAGGACCAGGAGGGATTAAATGAGGTCTAAAAGAGTCACAGATGTTACAGAACAGATGGAACATGATGTGACCTCTGAGGATCAGAAAGAGGATATGGGACCCGGGAAGTACTCGGGTCCCTTTATCCCGACAGGCTCCACAATGTTCAATCTGGCCTGTTCTGACAGTCCTTTTGGAGGATTTATCCCGGGAACTATTGTTCATGCAGTAGGTGATTCCTCAACTGGAAAGACATTTCAGGCATACACCATGTTTGCTGAAATCAATAGGGTTAAGGAGTTTGATGATTACCTTTTGATACATGATGATGTTGAAAGAGCTACAGACTCTATAAATGTCCCTGTATTGTTTGGTAAGAGTGTAGCAAAAAGAATTCAGGCTCCTGATTATAACAAGGATGGGATGCCCGTTTATTCAGACACTATTCAGGATTTCTATTCCAATGTGTGGAAGTTGTGTGAAGAGGGTGTTCCATTTGTCTATGTTTTGGATTCCTTGGATAGTTTGACAAGTGATCAGGAACTTGATAGAGTTGAGGAAATGGTTTCTGCTCATGACAAGGGGAAAGAAGCCAAGGGTTCCTTTAAAGCAGAAAAACCCAAAACATTGAGTGAATTTCTGCGTGTAATGAAAGCCAGATTAAAGGAAACAAAATCCCTGCTTATGATTATCAGTCAAACCAGGGATAATCTTGAACCCATGTCACATTCCAAGAAAACATATACAGGAGGCAAGGCTTTAAAGTTTTACTGTTATCATGAGTATTGGCTCATGCATCTTGGGGCTGAGAAAAGTGGTGATAAGACAATAGGTAATAAAACAAGAATAAGAATTTCTAAGAACAGGGTTACAGGTAAGAAAAGGGAAATAGACTTTTCCATATTTGACTCTTATGGCTTGGATGATATTGGGTCAATGGTGGATTGGCTGGTAAAAGAAAATATTTGGAAGAAAGATGGCAAGCATGTTATTGATGCCCAACTCAAGGGAGTACAGTTACAGTTTAGAAGAGGTGCTTTGATAGATAAGATTGAAGATGATAATCTTGAAGATGATTTGAGGGAATTTGTTGGAGATGAGTGGAAAAGAATTGAGGACTCTTTGAAATTGGACAGAAAGAGGAAGTATAAATGACAAGAAAGTTTGAAATGGTACTCAAGTCTATTTTTGCAAACATTTGTTTTCGGATTAGTGTGTTTTTGAGGTTTCTTGTCTTGGCTGTACTAATGGTTTTGTATGCTTTGGCTGTTCTGGTTTGGCCCGATCCAAAGGTGGTCATTGGGTCCTTTTTTGAGTTGCTGGAAAAGCTCTATAATGAGATTTTGGCTCCTGGTAACAAAAAGAGGAAAGTATGAGATTGGTAATTGATTGCAATAATCTCTGTTACATGAGCTTTTATGCTTTGGGTGGACTTGAATATAACGGGAAATCCACAGGGGTTATTTATGGTTTTTTGAATCAGCTTTACTCTTTGTGTAGGAAACATACTCCTGACCAGATATTGTTTTGCTGGGATTCCCGTAAGAGTTACAGGAAAAAGATGTACCCGGAGTATAAAGCTAACAGGAGCAATAAGAGTGAGGAAGAACTGCAGGTATTAAGGGAAGCTTATGAACAGTTTAATGATTTACGGGAGCATGTTCTTCCCTCACTCGGTTTTCAAAACAATTATCAGATTCCCGGATATGAGGCAGATGACATTATAGCTTGGTTGGTGTGGAGGTGTCCTGATGATTATATTATTGTGTCTGGTGATCAGGATCTCTACCAGTTGCTACAAAAGACAAAACAGTGTGAAACAAGTATTTTGAGTCCCTCTACTGGAAAGATGTTTACATATGATATGTTCTATTCTGTTTATGGTCTCTCCAATCCTTGTATTGATTGGGTGAAGGCAAAAGCCATTGGGGGATGTGATTCTGATAATGTGAAAGGGATTTATGGGGTAGCAGATCCTGCTAAATCAAACTCCTCCAAGGCTATTGAATATTTGAAAGGAAATCTTACCAAGGGTAAGATTTATGATAAAATAGTATCTGAAGAAGGACAACAGATAATTAAAAGAAATACATCTCTTGTGTTCCTTCCTTTTCAGGGAGGTCATAGGATTGATTTAGAGATAAAAGATGATACTTTGTACGCAAGGGATTTCAGGGATGTCTTTTCTGAGTATGGATTTGACTCGTTAAGAAAGGAATTGGGCTCTTGGATAAGAGTCTTCAACCTAAAGATGAAAAAGGAAGGGTAAAATAAAAAAAAAATATAAATACTAGATGGTGGTGCTTTGTGCTGGTTTACTGGTTTCTTCATCCTTCCTTCCCAGTGAACCAGCACCCCTTTCATAGGAGATTTTGAATGGCAGATAAAGGTGGTGATTTTGAAAGAAAAATGAGTAGGGAATTTTCCCTATGGTGGAGTAATAATAAGGCAGATGATATCTTTTGGAGAAACAGAATAAGGATTACATCAAATACTCCGAGTAAGGAAAGACAGTTGGGTGATACGACTGCCGTTAGAGGAGAAGGTATTCCATTTAGTGAAACAATCTGCCTGGAGTTGAAAACTGGGTACAGTAAAACGAAGAAGGGATCAAGGGTTAAAAATATCCCTTGGGATTTGCTTGATTTCATAGATGGTAAGGACCAGGGAAAGGTATTGAGGGAGTTTTGGTATCAAACAAGGACAGCGGCCGATATAGCTAAGAAGTTACCTCTGCTTGTGTTCAAGAGGGATTTTCATAAAGAGTGTTGGTGTACTGATAAACACACTCTTGTTACATTGGAAAGATATTGTGGGAAGAACCAGAACAGACCTCTTATTACTTTGGATACAGGAAAAGAGGTTCTTTATATGGGTTCTTTGCAATCCTTTTTTGATTGGGTGTCACCAGAAACAATAATAGAACTGTGGAAGGATAAGAGAGGTTATGATTACTGATTTATTGATTAAGAATATTCAGTCCCATAAAGACACTTATCTTCAATTTAGTAAGGGAGTCAATGCAATTGTTGGTTTACCCAACTCCGGCAAAACTGCTATTCTTAGATCCCTCATCATGTTGATAAACAACAAACCTGCTGGAGCACAATGGTTCTCCCATTTTGCAGGAGATAAGGGAGCTATGGAAGTTAGAGCAACATTTGATGATAAAAACATTGGTTTGATCAGGCACATAAGAACCACTAAAAAAGATGAGAAGTTGGTTAATGGTTCTGAATATGAACTTGGTGAAGAGTCCTTTGAAGGAATGAAAACAAATGTTCCGGACCTAGTCAAACAAGTTATCAATATGGATGAACTAAATGTTCATGAACAGCATGATTCTCCTTTTTTGATTACTGGTTCAGGAGGAGAGATAGCCAGAACTATAAACAAGATTACTCAAGTTGATGAAGCTGATGAATGGGTGTCTCAGCTGACAACCAGGATAAATAAAACAAAACATTCTATAGATCTTATTAATGAGGATATTAAGGAGAAACAGGCAAAGGCTGATGATTTGTCTTATTTGGATAAGCTGAGACCCTTGGTTGAAAGACTGGAAGGTTTGGAAGATGATATAAACTATTTACACAACAGAAGAACCTCTTTACAAAATTATGCTTCTACTATGGAGGATTTGGAAAGGAGTGTTTCCTTAATGGAACATTCCTTACAAGCAGAATCCTTATTAGAGGAAGCAAAGAGTCTGTATGATGAGGAATGTGTTCTACAGGAAAAAATTGATCTCTTGGTGAAAATAAGTAGTTTCACACAATCCATCCGGGAATTTGACCAAATACTAGAGCAGATAGAACCTGTGATGGAAGAGCTGTTAGCAATAGAGGTCAATACTGATAAGCTGGATAGATTGGATTCCCTTGCTACTCAGTTTGAAAGAACTGAAAAAAGTTTGAAGGATATAGAACAGGAATATGAAGGAGTTAAGGAAGAGTTCATTGAGGAGATTATCTCAACAAAACAATGTCCTTTCTGTTATAATATTATTAGTAAGGAAAATGTACAAATAATAGAGGAATCTTTATGATGAATAAATTGGTGCTATTGAGTGATCCTCATCTTGATTTGGAAGTTCCCAAGGCAAGGCTGGATGCCGATTATATAGGTACACAGACAAATAAATTCAGATTTGTCTTATCTGAAACAGTAAAGAGAAAGGCTCTTTTGTGTATTGCTGGAGATCTTTGTAACAGGCCAAGGTCTTGGTTCTTTCTTCCATACATCACTCAGTTATTGGTGGAGCAAATGCCAATTACTGTTGGGTGTGTGTTTGGACAGCATGATACTTATATGTACTCAGAGTCAACCAGAATAAATACAACATTGGGTGAGCTAGGTGCTGCCGGCCTTGTTCATATATTTGGAGAGAAGGCTTGGATGGGAGGTGGTTACTGTATATATGGTTGCCACTATGGACAAGAACCTCCTATGCCAAAGAGCAAGGATTCCCATAATGTTTTGGTGATTCATGCTCCCATTGCTAAAAAGGCTTTATGGCATGACCATGAATACATGGACGCTGAAAAGTATTTGGATGAACATAAGGAGTACAAGCTTATTTTGTGTGGTGATATCCATCAACAGTTCCATATTGAAAAGAAGGGGAGACACATAGTTAATACTGGTCCTTTAATGAGGAGATCAGCAACCACATATAATTTCAAACACAAGCCAAGTATTGCAATATATGATGGAGAGGATATTGAGTGGATAATAGTTCCTCATGAATCAGGCGAACGGGTGTTATCCTGGGAACATATAGAATCAGAACAGAACAAGATAGAAATTTTGGATGATTTTATTTTTGATATGAAAAGTGTCAAAGTAGATGAAGGAGTATCTCTAGTGGACAATATTTGGAAGTTTGTAAAGGAAAACAAGGTTGAGCAAGGTGTGGTTGATGTTCTTGCAGAAACCATAGGAGGAAAGCAGCATGAGTAAAGTAGTAAGAGTACCAAAGCATTTTAAGTTCAAGCCTGATTTGTATGATGGTTTTAAAAAGGCAACAGCTTTGAATAAAGACACCATGACAGATGTATTGGAAGACTTTATGGAGAAGTATGTTAAGAAGACAAAGAAGGATACGGGATGGCAGGAGAGTGCAAAATGAGTGACTTATCCAAAATAGCTCAGTTGCAAAGAAGGGTAAAGGAACTGTCTTCATCCCGGGATAAAAAGAAAGGAGAACTTACCTCCCTCAAAGATATTCTCAAGAAGGATTATGGTGTTAGTAACTTGAAGGATGCTTTGAAAATGATAGGTGAACTGCAAGAGGACCTTGAAAAGAAGAGGGAAAGAAGACAAAGGTTGATTGAAAAGGCAGAGGATTTGTTAGAGGGTCGT